TCGGCAACGTACTCATAAACTCAGTCCAGCTGACCAGCCCAGCGTAGGTTCCTCGCCACGCTTTCCAGCGCTCTAAAGCCACGGCATACGGCACGCCCATTTGCGCGGCCAGTTTACGCGGGCCTGCCCCATACTGTTGAGCGAAGTCGAGAATTTTCGCATCACCGTACTCAGGCTCAGTGTAGTTTTTGCCAAAAATCGAGATCGCGGTTTCGACATGCTGCCTAAGCCCCCGGTCGAGAATTTTGAGCAACATTTCGTCTTGGCTGTATGCGGCGGCTAGCCGTGTTTCTTGGCCGTCGTAGTCAGCACCGACAAACAAATAGCCGTCACGTGCAATAAAACAACCACGTAAGCGTTTGTCGGTTTTCTTGAACGTCTGCATCGCCGGGTTGACAATGGATGACCGGCCGGTGACTGCCGCTTGCGTGTTGATGCGCGGGTGGATCATGTCGTTACGGTCAGCGACCGTGAGAATCCCCCGCAAATTATTAAGCAAATTCTGGTTAGTGCTCAGAATGAGCTTGTTGTGCAGGGCTTGCCCGACTTCGCTTAAAGGATCGGCTTGCGCCGCAAGGATCGGCAGTGTGGTTTTGTCGAGCTTGCCGCGCCCTGTCTTGGTGCGCTCATGAAAACGCACACCGCGTTCCTCAAGCCAGCCCACAACTTTCGGCGAACGTGGGGAGAAACCGAAAAGCTCCAGCAGCTCGCTGTCGGCTTTGAGGTAATCGAATTCAATGTCGTCGAGGATCTTGCGCGTGTACTGGCGGTCAATGCGCATCCCGCGCCATTGCATGTCATTTGCCATCCGCGCAATGTTTTGTTCGCGTCGCGACAACGCCCGCTCTTTTTTGCTTCGCATCATGGCGCTCAAAATATCGAGCAAACGCCGCACATAAATCGCGTCAAGGCCCGCATATTTGGTATAAATCTCGTTATTCAATGGAATGTTGGTGAAACCCCACGATTTCATTTTGCCGCCCACGCGTGAACCAGACGGCGCGAGGCGCTTAAACTCTGCGTGTAGTTCCTCTTCGGCGTGACGTAAGCCGGGGTCAATGTGCTGGCTTGCCCATGTTTTAAGCGTGTGGTCGTTGCGTTCGCCGGGGAGTAAAAGGCAAGTCATGGGCAGGGTGTCGATGCTGCGCTCATTGAGGTTGATGTCGAATTCGCGCCGGACCCATAGCGGGTCGTAGTTGGTGTGCGTGACAAATCGTGTCCCTGCGCTCCAGACGTCCGCGCCTTCAAGCACGCGCTGGATCTGGGGTCGCCAAAATGGATCATGGGGGTCAAGCACCCACGCCTCAGTTTTGGTTCCCAGCTGAAGCAGTCGCATGCGAGCGTTGGGCGCAAAAACGCCCATGTCTTCGATGGTGGTTGTCTCGACGTCAAGCCCTAATATTCGATCCGAATCGACGAACTTGTAAAAATCGTCAAGCCGCTCCTGCGTCGAGTTGGGCAGCGCTACAACGGCCACCTTCTCCCCGGCGACCTCGTACGTTCGTCGTGTGCCCATGTCAGTTTACGTGAAGTAGTGAAGCGTAAGCAGCCCGACAACAGACCACACAACAAAGCACAGAGCCATTAAACCGCCCCAAAGCAGGTAGCCAACGTTCTTATCTTTCATTATGTTGTTTCCCTGCTATCCCGATGAGTGTGGTTTTGTTCGTCGTGGCTGTGCACGTGTTTGTGGTATGCGCGCAATACGCGCTGTCCGTCATTGTTGCTGTATGGCTTAATTTCGGTCCAGCCTGCCATTGGCATATGCCGGGCGTTGTAATGTTTCACAAGAGTGTCGTCGCTCATCTCTTCGATCGGGCTCACTTTGTTGCTCAAAACGTCCTCCAAACGCAGAAGGCGAGGAAACGCACACAGGGCAGTCTATGCACGTTTCCTCGCCAAACTCGATTCTACCAGAAACTAGCTTTGTAAACGACAGCTACGAATTACGTGGTTTAGTATGCGTCTTCGTCGTCGTCGTCGTACTCATCGTCGTCTTCGACGGGCGCTGGCTTGCGTTTCGCTGGCGCTGCTTTCTTAGCTGGAGCCTTTTTAGCCGGTGCTTTCTTTACTGGCTCTGGCTCTTCTTCGTCATCCTCGTATTCGTCGTCATCGTCTTCACTACTGTCCGAATCGTCGTCGAAATCGTCGTCCGAGCTTTCATCGTCGAGGTCGTCGTCTTCTTCGCCATCATCCTCGTCGTCAGATTCACTGACACCAAAAAAATCGTTGGCGTTCAGTGAAAACTCGCCCGAACCTTTCGGGTGTTCCCGGCGGCGGCATTTAGCGTTAGCTGTCAAACCGACCGGCTTCTTGCCACCGATTTTAAGGATGCTCGGCTGGTCGTCGTTGTCGTCATCGAGCACAACGCCACCACGCCACAGTGCCGTGTATTGCATTCCGAACGCTTCAGCCCAGCGGTTAACGAATGGTGCACCTTGCGCCGTCAAGTTGCCGTTCCACCAAATACCCGCGCCTTTGTACTTCGACTTGGGGCCTTTGGCGTCCACGATTTCGAACAAAACCTTCAGCATAGGGTTGCCGGACTTGTTTTCCTGCACGAGTCGGGCCAGCTTGATTTCGACTCGGTAAACTCCCGCCGGGGGTGTTGGTCCGGTGTAATCGCCGAAACCTTCAGAAGGTTTGACCTTTGAATGGTCTTCGGGTGCGCGCCACTTTTTGGGCATTCACTTACTCGCTTTCTTTTGTGGGTGTTCGGCGACGCCGGGGCGACGGTGCCGGGACTGGGAGAAGAATTCGCCGCTCAATTTCGAGCAATGTTGGATTGTCGATGTATGGGCCAAGTACGCCGTAACGGTCTTTGCCGACTGGCCGGTTAAATTTGAGGCGACGAAACTCCGTTTTGGTTTCTTTGTCTGTACGCACCACCAAGTGCCCGTAAGCGTGCACTGAACCGCACAGCCAGCGGCTCATTGCTGCTTTGTCGTTAGTGCCCATCTTGCCGAGAATAGCGGGGCGTACAACCAGCTCGCCTTCGCTGTTTTCTTCTTGAATTTCCCGGGCAAGCCACAGCACATTGATTGGCAAATCATTGAACGCGTTAATCATCTTCTTGGTACTCGTGTCGCGCTTCAAATAATCCTGCAGCTGCATCGTGTCTTCGTCTTTACGTTTCGACGGGTTAGCCTTGAAACCCTCGCCGGTGATGTGTGCGGTCAGCATTTCTTGCGCCGCTGTCACAGAATCGATGGTGACCCATGCAAATCCGCGATCGCGAGCCTGCAACCATTTGAGAGTGTTTTCCAGTTCAAGCCAGCTGTGCACACGGTTAAGCTTCGCCTGGCTGTGTTGCCGTGCGGCTGCTACCGTGCCAGGTTCGGTAGCGATAATCAGCCCTTTGGGGTGCGAGCCACCGAAAACTGTTTTCCCGCCGCCCGCATCCGAATACGCGAGCAGATTAATGGATTCCGTATACTCGTCAAGCGCCGTGATTGTCGGCGCTGATCTAGGTGGCATAAGGCGTTCCTTGTCGGTGTCGGCCCTGATATGGGTGTGGATTGGCTAGCCAGTTCTTATGCACGTTCACCTGCGTCGTGACGACCGCCGTACACAAAAACAAGACTGCTAGCAATTGAATCATCAGATTTCCGCCGTTCCGTCAAGGCGCTCATCGAGTAGCGCCAATCTCTGTTCGATTTCTCGGCACCGTTTATCGAGAAAACACGCGTCCTCTGCGCTAATTCGCCGCATACCGTACGATCGGCTCACGCGGTTGTGCAATGCTCGAATTTCTTCGATGCCGCGTGTTTTAAGGCTTCGCATCACTATCGCTATCTTCGACCACCGTGAAACTTTTAACTTGGCCGCGAAGCCCTACACGAAATGTGATTCGTGTTCGAGTGCTCGCTTCGGTAGGTGCGCCGTGGTTAAATTCTCCCAAATCGTAGGCTAGCTGTGCGAAGGTCGGTGGTATCTTGTATGAAATGGTGTGTGTTTGCCTCATGCCTGACTTCCTAGTTTTCTTCGTAGGGGCGCGCTTCCTTTAGTCTTCTTCGTGAGAATGCGGCTCTGGGCATTGCACCAACCGTTGCCGAGCCCCCAGAAAAACGCGGTTTCCAGATTCGCCGGAGCACCGTTGCCTCGATTACGGGCTTGCCCTTGGCCTTGCAACACTGCTCGTTGGATCGTGCTTATGTTTTTGAATGGGTGGTCGTTGCAATACAGACAGCCGCCTTCAAGGCAAGTGGCATCGAATTGAGGCCAGCAAATGCGGCGCTGCTCGATTTTCATTGTAGCCTGTTCTCCAAGCTTCATATCGCGGCCTTTCGGTGGTTGGCGTAAGGGTCCGTTTTCTTGTACACGGCGTCGCGGTATTCTTGCCAGTCGCCGCCTGCTTCGTGCAGCTCACACATCGAAAAAAACGAGCAATCCCACGAACAATCTTTTGTCGGATTTTTTATCAGCGGCAGTTCGCGCGTCCGGTACTTTTCGGCTAGCAGTGCTTCACCCTGAATGCGCTGTATCTGTGTTCGGCGTTCGTTACGCGTCCTCACAACGGTTTCACGCACAAACATTGGCGTCGGCTGTGTCTTCGAGACATCGCCCAACACAATTATGCCGTATTCATTAGCCATACGGACAAGATCGGCTAGTGTTGTCTTTTTATCCTGCGCCCAATCTTGCACGTCTTTCGGAAAAGCGGCTATATATTGTTGTTTGGTGGGTTTGTTGGTTGCTTCGCCGTCCACGTTTGTCGGCCGATCGTCAGGTATGGTTTTGCGCAGAAAGTTGTAGAGAATGCCATCGAGCTTCATCCCCGGCTTAATGAGTCCTTGGTGTGCCAACACATCTGATGCGATCGCCCAATACGCTCCAGCTTGGTCGTCGAGCGATAGGTGACTTGTTGTGATCTGCTTTGCTGTCTTGTGATCCCACAGCAATAACGAGTTTTCCTCTTCCGCTTCGGCGTCCAGTGCCACAAGATCAAACGTACCGTTGTAGTATACGAGTGGTATACGCGCTATGCGTTGCGCAGACGAGTTGGTACGCCGTTCGCTTGCGGACATTGGGCGCGGTATTGGGATTTCAAAAGTCTGCTCCGCACTAATCACATGCCAGCGCTCGTCTTTGCCGTATTTGTCCAAGTAGGCTCCAAGCATCGCTTCGCCTAAAGCTTGTGCTTCAACCCATTCTTGCTCTGGCGCAACATTGGGATCGGCGTCCTCATAGTTTGTCGTGTTCACGAAAGCGATTTCTTCGCCCACATAATCGCGCCACACTTTGAGAACATCTTTACCCCGGCGCAAGCCTTTGTACTTATAGCGCTCTTGTAAGGCTAGGTGGATGCCGATGCCAAACCACAATGCGCCGGGACGGATGGACTTGGTGGTCAGCCCTTGCCGGTACGTCCATTGCCATTGCTGGGGGCAGCGTTTCAGCGATCGGCGCTCACTTGTGCGAAAATGCGGCACGTGTGTGTGTGCGGCGCTCACGGCCGGGTGTCCTCCGTAGCGGCCAAATCCCATGCATTCAGCATCCTATTCACTCGATCAAGTTCTTGCCGAAGTTTGTTGTTTTCGTCTTTCAGCTCTTGAGTGCGCTTGTGTTGCTCGCGGTGCCATTCAAGCTCTTTAGTAGTCTGGTCCAATAGGGCTTTGGCTGTGCCTAATAAGGGATCGAGAAATTGCTTAAACGCAGCGCCGAGCGGCTCAATGAGGTCGAGATTTGCAGGCAATGGCTCTGGCAGTGGGTCGGTCATGCCGTAACACCAACTAGCGCAAGGTGGCTTTTACTGCGCTCGTGTGTTTTGAGGCCAGCCGGACTTTTAAAGCTTTTTGAGCAAGCTATACAGAACGGCTCTGGGATCGCATCCCCGAGGGCCAGCGTCTCGACGCTTGTCTGGCCAGTGGCCTGCGCTTCAGTAAATGCTCCCGCTGTTCTCACGCCGCCATTCACTGCAATTTCAGCAGATACTTCGGCTCGTATGGCGGTCAGCCGGTCTTCATATTTTGTTTGTTTCGCATCCGCGAACATGCGCTTGAGGATTTTGCGAGCCATTTTCTTGTTGCGTGTGTTGTTTTTACTCATCGACGTAGCCGGAGCCGTCGCCGTAGCCGTAGCCGTAGCCGGAGCCGTCGCCGTAGCCGTAGCCGTAGCCGTCGCCGGAGCCGTCGCCGTAGCCGGAGCCGTCTCCGTAGCCGTAGCCGTCGCCGTCGCCGGAGCCGTCGCCGTAGCCGTAGCCGTAGCCGTAGCTCGTCAGATCTTCCATTCTTTCACCGCCTGAATAGATGCGGCTCCCACGGGCGTGCAAAGATGAATCTCATTGAACGGAATTTCTACGATGCCGGGAACACCAAATTGGCATTTTTCGGGCGCAGTTGTGCCCTCAGTTGCAAGTTGGTTCAAATCCATCGCGCCAAACCAACGCCGAATGCGACGAGCTTTCATCAGCGTTACCGTTGTTTCAGTTTTCGCGACCAAGTAACCTGCAAATGGGGATGCAGTCGCGGAGCGCACAACTACGTATGGTCGTAAATCGGCATCAATTGTTGTATGGGACGACGGCTTTGATCCCTGTCGCACAAATATTTCGCCATCAATGTTTATTATGTTAGCGTTTTGGGTCATTTTCGATCAGTCCTTTGCCGGGATTTTGGTTGTCGGTGAAATCCTCGTGCGCGTATCTCGTCGTGAACGAGCGCACCCTTAGCGGTGAGGGGAAGTTCTACCGCTTTTGGTGTTACGCGACCCTCGTCAGTCCGTTCCCCCCGGAATTTGCTGACGAGTTTCCTCTGTGCAGCGACCTCGCCCCCATGTTTGTGCTGCAAGCGTCCCCCGACTCTCGCAGTACGGTACGTGATCGTTACCCAAAGCTTGTGGTTGGTTTAGAAGTCGTCTTCGTCGTCTTCGTATTCCGCGATGTCCGGCACGATCTCGACAGCCTTACGTGGACGGCCTCGCTTTGCCGCCGGAGCAGCAACGATCGCCTTCGCAGCAGCCTTCTTAGTAGCTACTGGAGCCTTCGCCTTGGCTACTGCCTTTGCCTTTGCGCCTGCCGTGCGAGCAAGTGCGATCTTTTCCAGCTCAGCTTCCACTTCTGCACGACGCTGCGCGAGCTTGGCCAACTTGCGCCGTGCAATCGCCTCATCCTTGTGCTCAGTGTTGTACTTCAGCTCCTCCTTGTACGCGACGTAGCTTTCGCTAGCTTTCCACACCCGATAAAGCGACAACGCGGCATGAACACCCTCGGCACCAATGTCGATACCCGCGTTCTCGCTCAACCATGCAGCATAAGCAATTTCGTTGCTGCGTGGGTTGCGGTTGAGCGCGGTTGCGACAGCCTCGTCCAGCTCGCCTTCGTAGCCGGTTTCGGCCTCTTCGTCCGACTCAACCTCTTCGGTCTCGTCTCCGTCGGATTCGACCTCTTCGGCGTCCTCGTCCAGCTCGGTGTCTTCAGCGTCCTCCCACTCGTCTTCGACGACGGCGACAGGCTTTGTTTGGCCCTTCGGTGGCATGTTTTCTCCTGATTTTCTCGGTCATCCGGCACGTTACCTGATGTCTTCATGCTTCGCAAGAGTTAAATCTTTTTTTAATTTTCTTGCGACTTTTGCGGGAGATTCACAAGGGACTTGCTGCTAACGCTTGGTCCGCTCAACCACCGACAAAAGTCGGCTGCAAGACGTGGCTCTCAGAGGCGTTGCACCTAGTTTTACGGATCTCCCTGTGCTCGTGGCCCGACTCGAACGGGCTGCTGTCCTCTAACCGAGACTTCTCCCGATCTATAAAGCACGAGCGCCCTGACGTTTTCACAAAACCTCACGTCAGCGAGGTGCCTAGCGCACGATCCGGCCTGCCCGGATAGCTCCACTCTCTAAGATTCCTGGACCCACGAGCTTTCCATACCGGGCAGGCACTTCTTTCAGGGAGGCGTGCGCCCTTTCGTTCTCGATATTGGATCGGTCGGACCTACCGCACGAGAATAAAAGAACCTTTATTCAGTTGTGCCAGACCGGCTTAGCTCGCTTCGAGCATCGCGTTTTCTCGGTTTTTCTGGCTTCCTGCGCCCGTGAGCGAGGAAAGCTATTTGGCTTGTTTCTCTTTGTATAGCTTACGGGCGTACTCTACGCCTCGCGAGCCATCAAGTATATATTTTTGCACGTTTTCTTTTGCTGCCGTGATCCATGCAATTTCTTCTTCGATCGAATCTAACACACGTAGGTAGTAAATCACAACGTTATGGATGCGACTCGCGCGATGGATTCTATCCTCAACTTGCTCCTGGTCATCTGGCGTCCATGTTTCATCCAGCAGCACGAGGTAGTCCGCCATATCTAGTGTGATAGCCACGCCTGCCGCTCGTGTGTTGATGAGAAACACTCGCGCGCTCGGCCCAGCCGATTGAAAATCTCGCACCAATACGTCGCGTCGTTTTTGGGGTGTCTTGCCAGTGACGACAGAAACAGGGATGCCGAGCCCCACAAGCTCACTGGCGAACTCGTTTATCAGACTCGTGAATTGGGATGCGATAACTATACGTGCATCTTCTACAGGCTCGTCCGAGCCTGTAAGTCCTAGCTCGACGAGTTTAGCCACAACCCAATCAAACTTAGCGCTATTACCCTCGCCGCTTAACGCGGCTTTAATCTTCGGTTGAAACCGCTCATCTTCGATTGTTCCCGGCGCGCCACAAATCTGCTTGCGCCGCATATCTTGCGGTAACGTGCCGTTAACAATCAACTCCCGGCCATTGTCGGCAACAACACCGTCCGAAATACGCGAATCGTATTGACGTTTCTGCTCTGAGCTAAACCGCAGCCATACGCCATGCGGTGAATCTGTGTCGCCCGAAATAAGGTACGTCCCCCCATACAGCTTCGCGGGTAATTCTGGCATCACTTCGGCTTTTGTGCGCCGGAGAGAAATTGAGGCAAGGTCACGCGCGAGCGCTTCTTCGCCGCCCGGCAAGAAATCGCCAATGACGTAGTTCGAAAAGCCGTCCGAACCGAGTTGCCAGTATTTGGCGACCCATCGCCAGTAGCTTGTATAGATGCCTGGTCGAAGCCAGTTGAGGGTGCCCCACAGAAGTTGAGGCTTGCCCCGCATTGGTGTGCCCGACAAGGCGATACGCTGCTTAGCTCGAATATGCACCATCCCGGCGCGAATTTGGGTGTTTTTGTGCTTCGTGCGAATGAGTTGCTGTTGAGATTCGTCGGCAACGCATGTATCCCACTGCACACCGAAAAACTTGGGGTATGAGGCTCGTGCAGGCTTGCCGTCTTTGGGTGGAAAAATCGCGGCCATGTGCGGGTTAGCGATAACAAAAGTGTGTCGGTTTTCTCGCGCGTTAGTTTTCGCCCGAGCTAACGCGTATTCCAGCCCGGCTTCACGGTTGGGCCGCTGGCCGGTGAGCGGCACCGCTTCGGCACGACCACCAAGCCACTGATTGATCTCGTCGAACCACACGGTGTTGATAGCGATGCTGGGGCAGAAAATCAGGTGCAGTCCAGGCTTACCTGCGCTGACTTCAATAATTGTGGCAAGCGTTTCAATCGTCTTGCCCACGCCGGGTTGATCGGACAGTAGAAACGAACCGACCCGCGCACCGAAAGCCGCTGCTACTTTCTGGTATGTGCGACTTCCCATCGCTTCGGCGATACGTGGTGCTCTGATTTGCAAGTGTGTGAGTGTTGCATCCCTGCCGGTAATCAGTTGAGTTAGCTGTTCCTCGTTTCGTCGTGCTTGCCACGCCCACGCGTTAAGCCGGGGACCAAGGGAGAGCCGGTCCTTAAATATCATGCGCATTTGCTTGCATGTGCTTGTTGCGAGTGGGTAGCTCCAGTGTGCGCCGCTGTGCTTGCTGAAACGGCATCCGTCGATCTTTTTGCATAGCGTTGGCGTTGTGGGGCCAACCCAGCCGTAGAGGTGGATTCGTTTGCCGCTTTCATCTAACTCAGCGCGCATACCCGCCACAGCTCAGTCGCTGTGGTCGGTGTCGTATTGGGTGTCGTGCGCGATTTTGTCTTTAAGCCCATCTGGCCCGGCCGCGCCTTTGCCCTCAAGAACGTCACGGAATGTTTCTAGGATGCGCTTTATTGTGTGCGCACTAGCTTCCATCAGCTGCGTGTCATTGTAAAACACGCCACCATCCGCGCAATGCACTTGCAAGGTTTTCCTGGCGCGAAACACTTGCCCCGGCACACTGATGTTAGGAAACTCTAGGTTGATTAGCACAACGGGCGCGAGCGTCGAGCGCTGCACTTCGACACGCACGATTTTAGGGGCCACGCCACGAGTCCACCACGTGGACGCGCCGTTATCGGTTTCCCCGAGGAACTGAAAATTGGTTTTGTAGAGATTGCCGCAAATCATTTCGGCAACTTGCTGCACTTCTGTAACGCGCATCAGCTTGTCTCCTAGCCGTAGTTAGTGCAGGGGGCCGCAAAGCCAGCACGAACGCACGAGACCGCGACGAACAATATCGTACTCCAGCGTCTCATCGTGAACGTGTTCTTCCGGCTCGGGTTTCGGTGTGGCGAAGATGATTGCGACAATCAGCCCAGCCAGCGCAATAAGGAACGCCGACGCAGCCGAATGCAAAAGAACTTGCTCGAACATCAGTAAACCTTTCTGATTGTGTTGATGTCCACGGAACGGAAGCCACCGAGGAGAGGTGAAACAAACGTGAGGATGCGTTTGCCGTTTGTTGGCATTGTTTCGATGCGTAGGTAGCGTTTGTCTTGTGAGACTGTGCCTTCGTCGTCCAAGCCGCTTAAAGCTGAACGCCAGATGATCTTTTTGCCGAGCACAGCGGCCAGAATTTCATTGTCGGTTGAATGCGCCGGATCAAAAGGCAGGCGAGACAACTCGCCGTCGTCATGCACGCGTTGCGTCTGTGGCGCTTTCGACATGGCTTCAATTGCGGCTTTAACAAGCCTCACCGGCTCATGGTGCGTGTCATACCGGTAACTACCCCCGAGGAAACGATCGCGACCCGTGGTTTCGTCTACACCCCACATGAGCACATATTTCTCGGCTTCGCGTGTGGCGATGACTTGCCGTTTTTCATCTCTCTTGATCCGGCGCACGGCCCAGCCGAGCCCTTCAGCGATGAGAGCGAACTGCTGCGCTTTACTTGTCGCCACGGGCTCGTTCTTTCATTTCACGCAACACGGCTTTGACATCAGGCTCATACGGCGCTTGTATTGTCGCTATACAATACGCAAAACCTCTGCAAACTCCAGACAAACGAATATCGTGATGGTTCTCTGAGGGATGTTCGCGCGCATCTAAAAGAGCTGCATACATGCTGTCGAGCTGCTCCCAGAGTATTTCAAGAATGCTGCGCCCTGAACAAGTTTCGCCGATGCGATTGTCGTTACTCATCGCGGTACTTTTCCAATAGCTCGGTAATCCAGTCGTCAAGGCAGCGAATTTCAGATGCGCCTGGACATTTGATCTCTAATCTGTAGTCTCTCCAGCAATTGCGCGCTTCGTCATCACTTGCGCACTGCGTTGCTTGAATTTCTGCCAAGACCTGTAAAGCAGTGTCGAGGTCATCAGCAAGTTGTCGCTCTTGGTAAGGCATTGGTGATAGTACTTTGTCGATGATTTTGCCTGTGTATCCGCTCATTCTGCCCAATCCCCTTCGATTAGATCTACGATGTTGTCCCAGTTGCGCGAAGCGCTAAGCAAGTAATCGCGCTGGCGCTCTACCTGATCCTCAGATTCTTGGTAAAGGCCCGAATCCATTCGTTCATGTATGCTGTTTCGAATCAGCTCGTCGAGCGTGGCAGGCGATAGTGCATCAAGCTCCCAGGACTCATATCCAAACTGCTCGATGTAGCTTTGCGCTCTGCTGTCCGTGAGTTTCGCCGGGTTTGGGGGCGGGCCGTACTGTTCCACTTGATCCATGTTAAGTGCAATACGTTCAATTGTAAGCTCGGCAGACATGCTTGCTCGAATGCCGTTATACGTGAGAGAATCTCGAAAACCGCTTAGCCTAGCAAAATCGGTGAGCGTGAATAAATCCAATCTTTCGCGAATATCGCGTGTCATGTCGATGCCACTAGGGTCGTGATCACCTAGGTGTAGAATGGTGACGTTTTGGCCATTGCGAAGATAGCGGCCTATGCGTTGTGCCGCGCCCCACATTTCAGACTGACTTACATACCCCCGGCACGAGAACCAAGCGCAATCAAGAGCATCTGCGGCCCGCTGAACAACACCAGCAAGCGCTTCTTTTTCGACCCACACCTCAACACGGTTAGGTTGATCGCCCCACAGATCCTCCGCGTAGCCATCAGCTGCTGATTCCATGATGCTCGCCGGAGTCGTCCAATGCGAATTGCTTTGCAGGTTGCGTGTTCGATCTACGATGTAGTTCCAATCAAGATAGCCAGCCATTCGCGCCTTATTTATCGTCTGGCCTAAACGATCGTAACTTAGTTGGTTGTTGGGGATCAAAGCTTTAGCTACGAATTGGTAGTAGAGCTGACGCAACGTAAGGTCGTAGCCTTGTGACTGAAAATCGACGCAAATAGCCTCGGCCTGCGAAACTAGCTCGCGAGCTTCACCGCGCGGCGACCATTTCTCGTATGTAATTTTAGGCATTACGCAACCCGCGCTCAGCAACGTTACAACGCGTCGTGCTCATCGCTCTATCGGTTCTGATGAGACGTAGCGGTACGTCGCGCGGCGCAACCCTTCGGGGTTAGGGCAAACTTTACCTGCCCAGAAATGTCGCTGTGATAGATGATCGATTCGATTGTCTCGACCGCACGTAGGGCAGTAGTGGATCTTGATTTCAGAGTTTTTCGGTAGCGCGCTCATCGCGATGTCCCCACACTGAAAGGCGTGAGATTAGCTACACTAGCAATTTTAGTGGAAGATGCGCTAGCGTAATGCCAAGGTTGAATCTCACGGCACACTGTCCATGACGGCCGATGCCCATACCATTCGACGGCCATCTGTTCGGCGTGACCCACGTTCCGGGCAGGAATGAATTCTATTTCCGAAACTCTGTTGTTATTTGACCACTCTACAGCAAGCGCGTATTCGATATTCTCTGCCACAACTTCTCCCAAAGTTTTTTGTCAGTCTCGGTAACCGACTAATAAAACAGTAACACATGTTTTCTCGGCAACGCAACCATACGCACGTTTTTCTCAAAAATTTCTGAAAACACAGGCTCGTGTGTACGGCCGAACCTCAGGAATTTTTGAGTCGATCTCTCAGACGCCACAGAACGCCGGACGCAAAGCTCAATGTCCGGCGTTCTGACCTCACTGGTTAGACTGTGACCTTAGTGCGTCGGATCGACTAGCGGCGCGGGCGGGACAACATCAGCGACCTGAGAGGGTGTGGGTGCCTGCTCCGAACTGGGAGTCGATGCAGGGCTTGGCTTCACTGAAGCAGGGCTCACAAACAGCCGAATAACAAGGCCAGCCAACCACGTGAGGCCCGCCGTTACCAACGGCACGAGAACTTGCGTCAATGTTGAGGCTTGCGTGTCCGTGATTGCGCCCCGAAGCACAAGCGCAGACAGTCCAGCTGTTACTAGCGACAACGCAAGTTGCCCGAAAAGCAACGGCTCGGTATTGCGAATTTTTGTAAGAAAGTCCGTGGTTGTGCCCCTAAGCACAAGCGCGGTGTTGCGAATTTTCGTAAGAAAGTCCATCGAAATAACCCTTTTTTCTAGTTGGGGATTGCGAGTGTTGCGCCTGCGAGAATGAAATCCGGATGCGCCTTGTATTGCGGATTGTATGCCAAAACAGTCTTAGTTTTAAGGCCATAGTGTGCGGCTGTTGTTGAGATATCATGAATCACTTTGACGCGTCGCGTTGTAGCTCTGTGCTTACCAGGCGAAACTCTAGCCACCGGGCTCGACACGCTTGAGCTTGAGCCGCATTTTGCGAGCCGGATCACTTGGCCAGGAAAAATGCGATGTGCGTTAATGTGGTTCAGCCGTGCATCGGCACGCCAATTTGATGGGTCACGTCGTGACAACACGTCGCCTGGGTGGATCGTGATCGAGCAGCCAGACGGCATGACAACCCTTTTCGCCGGAAGTTTAGGGCTGGTCGGCGTGGGCGAAATGCTGGTTGGCGGCGCAGGTTGTGCGATCGGCGGCTGTACTGGCACTATGGGCGCACCTGGTACCGGTGTCGCGATCGATTGGGGCGGCAACACTTTGCCTTGCGGCAATGTCGAAATGGGGTCAAGCCCCAACAATAAACCGATTGCCATAGCAGCCGCGCCGAACAGCGCGGTAAGCGACGTAGGGTTGAGCAGTTTGTAGGAAACGCCTGCAAAATGCGCGCCAAGCTCGCTGGCATCCGTGACCGTGTTTAGGTCCGTTCCCGCGACCGGCGAACCGACATGCTGCCACATGCATACGTGCGGAGAATTGCGGTCATAGCCGGGGAATGAGGTTGACCCCGACAACCAGTACTTTCCGTCGATCAATCCGAGGGAAAGTAGGTAGTCACCGAGTGAGCCTTGTCCATAGAATTTGATCTGAAAGCGCCCTTGTGTGCCGTCACGAATACCCCGGAAATAATCCGCAATTGCACCAAACGCAGACGCGGGAGTGTTGACGTCCACAGAATAGTAAATCGCCTCGCTGCCATCGGCTCGCGCTCGGCCTAAATTGATTGAGTCCGCGATCGCAATACGCGCAGCAATCAGCCCGCCTGTTCTCCCGGCATGTAGCGCTTCGTCGGCTTGGCCTTCATAGTTGTAAATCACTCCGAGTCCAGCCGCGAGGATACGATCCGTTTCGGCAAGCGAAAGACGTTTCCACTGCCGTTGCCCGCCACCCGCCACGTACCTAGAAATTGCGATCGCACCATTGGCTTTGCATGTTGCGATGTTGGGCGGGTATGCCGCGTCAAACACATTCATTTTGTCTCCTAGAGTTACCTGTTTTTCGTTTCTAGCATTGACCTAGCGGATGAGCTGCTCGAACCGCAGCGTCTGCGTTCAGGGCTGCCTGGTATTTGACTGTCGCAGTTGGGATGCGTAGCTTATCTACAACTGCGCCTTTTTGGACTTCTTGGAAATACTCGTTAATTTCAGTCAACCATTCCTGTTGTGCGATAAGATCGTCGGCTCCAGGCTTCGCACGTAACCCTAGGTTTATGTTGATGCATTCCGCTATTGCTTTGTTGGCATTAGCTAGCCGGACAGCATCCTTGGTGCTTTGCTGACGATAATTGATCACAAGCACAGTGACTGAGGTTAATGCTGCCATCAAGAAGACGTTCAGCACTACCACTGAATAGAGTAAAAGTTTGTTTCGTCGTTGCGAAATGCTGTCTTTAGTCACGACTGCTAGCCTGGTTTCTTAGTTGCTCCCGCAAGTCTTCTTTGTCGGCACGCAAATCTCTCAAGATATCACGCAACCTGTCGATCTCATAGGCTGCACTTTCTTTGGCTTCAAGAGCGCCCCTGTCGTGAGAGTCTTGTATTTCTTTTCGGTATTCTCGGGCTTGAGTTGCATTTGAGGCGCGAACCGTAACTATAAGCGTGATTGCCCCAAGCATGCCGCCGATAACAGCCCCCACCAGTCCCGCCAATTCTCCCCCAGAAAACCCTCCAGCCAAAACTACACCAGCGCCTCCAACACTTGTGTGCATTGTTGGCCCGGGCATCCCTAGAAATAGAGCCGTTTTCGTGATAGCTACCGTTACGACTGTCATAGTTTGACAAATCCTGAAACATAGCAATTGCCGTTATCAGTAACGCTAAAATTGCCTGGGTTAACAGGCCTGCCGCTACCCAACGCAGCAGTGCTGTCACACGACCGCCAATTGGACAGCCTTGTGTCCGAAATAGAAGTAGGAAAAAACACTGCGACAGTGCCAGTTCCCGCATAGTGCATAACCTGCCCCGGCCAATCAGCATAGCCAGGCGTAGATAATGTGGCGTTCCCGCCGCATTGCTTGGGCAACCCGGAGTCCGCTACAAAAGGAGAAGGCAGCGTGTAATTCAATGTTTCTTCAGCGCCACTTAATCCGTTTGCAGCAGTGCCGAATGAATGTGAAATGAGGTAGCGTAAGCCGCCGTTTTCTAGTTTATATGTGCCTGTCAAGCTGCCGTCAGTGCCTGTAGTAGGCGTGCCTATCGCTGCTTGCCATAAAGGTGTATACGTTGTCCAACCATCGTCAACATGCACCCAAGCTGAGCCGCTCCATTTGCGATCAAAACCCGTATCCGTTTCGGTGATATGCATTCCGGGCACCGGGCTTGCGGGTCGTGTTGTTGATGTGCAAGCAATCACTGCTTGCTTCATCAAATAGTTGTTGAGATCACTCGCAGGCAAATCTACGTCATCGACGAAAGTCTTTATATTAGCCATGAGTGGTCTCTTTTCTACGTAAGCACATCTTCGCCGCCAAGCAACGATGACCCGATAATGAATGGCCCCGCCGCTGTAAGTGAAGCGGCATACCACGTTTTAATGTTCAGCGGCGCTGAATAGTCCTCAAAAACAGAAACAGATGGGACAGCACCGCTAATCAGTGCTCCTGGTATTTCTTTGAACACAGCGCCATCGTAACTGCGCAAAAGCTGTAGCTTGTTTGGCGCTGCGCCCCCCAAACCTAGAGTCACCGTAACTACATTGTTAGTGATAAAAAAACCGGCGTCTTTGGACGTGTGTGTTTGCGCCGTGACGCTGATTGTCGGCATCGCCGGAGGGTTGAGGTTCATACGAACCCGAACATTAGCCCAATCGGACCAGAATGTGCCATACGTTCGCACTCGAACTTGCCAATGTTCAAACAGACTTATGTCAACCATTGTGTCAAGAAAATGTGCCGAAGATGCCGCCGATACAACTGGCCCAACATGTTCATACTCAATCGAACCCACAACACCGCCGACGTCGTTAAGGCGTTTCAATTCATAATCTGTTTGGCCTGCAACTGGAGTCCATGACAGAGACACCGACGGTAAAGACAGGATGACTTGGTTTGTTGCAGGTGACACGATTGCAGGCATGCTTGGCAAAGAAACTGCATAAAAGAACCTAGACGCGCTCCAGCCAGACGCGGCTATGGAAGTGTCGTATCCCTGCACTTGCCATTCATAACGCACACCATTTGTAAGGCTGCCTGGGGTGATTGTATATGTATTGCTGGGGCCAGTGACAGCGCTTGTGATTGTTGTCCACGATGTTGCGCCCACTGCTCTAAAACGTATGTCAGCCGCGCTTTGGATATCGCCGTTCGGATCAGAGAAAGACCATGTGGTCACTACACCGCTCGCAAGATCGTTATACGAATTGTTCGCTGGGCTTGTTGGCGTTGGCGGGTTTGGCGGATAGTTGTATGTGAACGAAATGAAACCAAAACCGCTGGAGCCCGTGCCGCCACCAATGCCGTCTGAAGCAAGCGCATCCGTTACCGCCGATGTTGCGGTTGTGGCAACAGACCACCAGCTCGAACCGCCCCCGCCGCCGTTGCAGCTTGACAATGCTCCGGCGTCCTGCCCGCCACCGCCTCCGCCAAAATAGCCGCCACCGCCTCCGCCGGAGCCGTTTTGGGTGCTTGAGCTTGAACCGTCGCCGCCCCTGCCGCTGAAGCCGTCAGTGCCAGGGTCGCCACTGAATCCCCCGGCTATGCCGCCAGCTGAGCCCGTACCGCCATAGCCGCCAGCAACGCCAGAGCCGCTGTCAATCGCACCATTCGCCCCCGGGAGCGGTGATGTGACTCCTGTGATAAGGCCACCACCCCAACTACCGCCCGCGCCACCAGACCCTCCCCCAGGCCCTGTTTGACAGCTACCACCGCCTCCGCCTGCAACAATAACGCGATTGCCAAGTGCTGTGCCCCCACGCGGAATATCTGACGAGCCTCCGCCGGAACCACCTGTGATGAAACCTATACCACCGTCACCCCCCGCGCCGCCCCCGCCAAATGTGCCACTTGCCGTAACTGGCCCCCCACCTCCAGCTTGATGAGCGCCAGCTTCACCAACACTGATGTACAGCGTTTCGCCGGGAGTGACAGGCACGCCAGTCAAATTTATCTGTGCACCGCAACCACCAAACGAATCGCCATCAGCACCACGACAAGTAACGTCGAGGCTCGTTATTCCCGGTGGCACAGCCCACGACTGCAAAACACCAGAATATCCAAACGTGACAGTCGTACTCATGCGATTTTTCCTTGCACAAACGTAACGTTGTTGAATTGCAGCGTAATGACTCGATCCCCGATCGAAGGGGAATATGAACCCATCGCGCCGTTTGTGGCAGGCACTGCCGTAGATGCCCCGTCATGCACCACAGTGAGCGGGCTTGCTGTGTGGATGACGCCCAGGTTTTGGTGTGTGAGCCGTTTACGCATCTACGCCACCGTCCCTAAAGTCCATGTCATATCGTCCCCATTGAGAGGCATAGCCCAGCTTAAAGCATAAGCTTTGCGGGAGCTACCCCCCGTAATTCTGTTAGGCTCCAGCTCAGGAAAGTTAAGGGTCATGATGTCTTGATGCCCTGCGATAGGTAGCGGACCTGTGTTTATTGACCACGACTCAAAAGGCAAAATCGTGTCAGTCACAATAGCATCGCCTTGTGTTTCAAGATCTGTTTGATTCGCGGCTGTGAGTGTTACGTATGTCGGCAAAATTCGATTTTGCGCCGCCTGGCTTGTCGGCCCCGAATTGATATTATTTACTGTGTATTTTCCTGCGCCTTCAGTTGGCGTAGCGGTCACGCTGTTGTTAACGAAAACCCACCGGTTAGGTATGCCCCATACATCAGGCACCCACGACGTACTGCTGGGATCAATTACATTTTCTGAATTAGTGGCATCCAGTAAATATTCTGATTCTCGCGCAACTTGCGCAACATACGGCGTTGCGCGGTAGTAGCCGTATTCGTCACACCACAAAGAGTTATAGCCGATAGCTTTTAGCAGTTGGTTGATGACATCAAGCCAAGTTGTATTAGAGCCGATAGCCCATGTCATGGGAGCTGAAAGTGTTGTCGCGCCGCTGGAAGAATCGGCTAAATACCAAAGATGCGCTAAAGGGTCTTGCGCTTGGATTATGCTTTGTACCGCAGAAAGCACATTTGCGCCCGATGCGACTGAAAAAGAGTCGCCTATTTCTGTGTTAAGCACGGCTGTTGAATCGTAGCAAGTCACATCATATTGAGAACCACTACCGAAACTCACATTGCTGACGGACGGTGTTGCTGGAACAAACAGCCCCAAATAAAACTTGCAGGGGACGCCCCCACCGGGAGTAAGGACCATATATGGTCGTAGCCGGGTGACGGGGTTACCCCATATTAAACTGAAACTGTTTTCGGGTGCAATCTCAGCAGGACCGTACGGCGGGATAAGTGCGTAGCCATGCAAAACCTCGTACAAGTTTGGATCTAAAGATAGTGTCGCTGTTCCGCTTATCGCAGCACTGTTGTCGTGCATTACCACACCGTCAACAAGAATGTCGCTCACATCCAAAAACGCCTGAGAATCGAGAGGCAAATATGATGTTGACGGTATGACTATTTCGAGCCCATAGCTGACTTGTAGTGTGGGTGAGCCCTGCAACGCAAAACGCACCTGGTCTTCTGTCAGATCTGTTCTAGGCGCATCAAGCAAGCCTTGCATCGTGTCACCACCCTGCCGGAACTGTGACGCTGCTGAAAGTAATAGCCACATCGCTTAAAGATGCGTCAAGCGGGATGTATGTGATGTCGCACTCGAAAACTACGCCAAATGAACGTTGCCCGTATGTGTCCCGCAAAAGCATTAACGTGCTGGCGTCCCGCCATGCGAGCAGCTGTGCGACTTCGGTCGGCGCAAGACGCCGGAGTGTGAGGGTTTGTGTTTCAATTGTTGTCGGCCCGGCGACCGCGCGAATCCGACCGCTGCCGTAGGAGCGAATAGCGCCCGTGCGGATGCCGACTGTGGTTCGTGAACCTCCGCCACCAGCATTGCCTGAAGTGCCGCAAATGATTGACGTGGGTGCGCCACCGCCGCCAGGAGGGCTTATAAGGAATGCGGGGCTAGACGCATCTGACAGACACACTGCGTTGGCGTAAGGTGTTGCGCTTGATGACATCAGCCTTCACCTGTCCCTTGACGTGCGCGCATCACTGCTAGCTGGTGCCCATCCATTGTCTGCTTCTTAAGTTTAGGGTCAAGCTTATTAGCCACGGCGTTGCCCGTCTCTTCACCGATCTGTTTCGGTAGAGTGCTGAAATCTTGCCGCATCAGGCTGATAGCTTTAGCCAGTTGTTTCTGTGTCGAAATAATCGAATTAGTTACTGGGCCTTGGGTCGCCATTGCATGCGCCGTCAAGTCCAAGCTTAACTTCGGTTTATACGCCTTAGTGAGGTTATTTGCTAAAACGTGCGCTTGTGCGATTACGTTTTCATGCCCAGCGTCAATGCCATTAAAAAGCCCGTCCATGAGATTTAAGCCCAGCTCGTGGAAAACGCGCGATGGTGAATGTATGCCGAAAGCGCTTTTGAAACCGCCGACCAGAGAATCTCTGATGCTGGAAATCCAATGACCGATGGCTGAGCTTACTGTGTTGAGCCCGTTAAGTAGTCCTGACACGATATCTTTGCCCACTTGGAGCAGCCACAGTGCTGCTGATTTTCCTGGCCCCACGAGAAAATCCAAGAATTTACCAGGCAGCTCGACAAGCCATTTTCCAATACTCGCGAGGCCGTTAATCAAGCCTGTAAGTATCCCTGACATAATTTCTTCGCCGATGTGAATAAGCCAAAAGCCTGCATCCAACACCCAGCTTAGAATTTTGGCAGGCAGTCGTAAGAAAAACCCGCCGACAACCACAGTGCCCTTAATGGCTCCATTCAGCAGCCCAGCCATTATATTCTCACCCACGCCGAATAACCACGCGCCTGCGCCCGCTGTCCACAAAATAGCACGCCCGGGGAGGCGTAAGAAGAAATCGCCTAAAACTAGAGTGCCTCGTATGGCTCCGTTCAACAGCCCCGAAATAATGTCTTCGCCAGTGTGGATAAGCCATGTAGCAGCGCCGTCCAGCCACTTAGCAATCTTGAAAGGTAGTTGAGTAAACAGGTACACCATGGCACCTATGCCTGCGCCAATACCAAAAGCAAGGCCGCGGATTAATTCACTGCCTACGTGAAAAAGAGTTCGCGCATAATCTTTCGTAAATCCAAGGATTCGGCTCGGCAATTTGCGGAAAAACTCGCCTATGTCTTTCATAGTTATTGCGTTGTCTAGCCCCTCAAAGAATCCAACAACAATATCTTTGCCTTTATCTTTAATCCATTTTTTTGTATCGCCTACCCACTTTAATATTTTATCGGGTAAGTCAGTGAACCAATCGCTTATATCTTTTTCTTTGGCAAGTATGCCGTCTATGAAACCCGTAAGAACATCAGAACCTTTGTCTTTAATCCATTTCTTAGTGTCTCCGACCCAAGCCGTGATTTTATCAGGTAACTTGGAAAACCAATCACCCACGTCTTTTTCTTTAGCTATTAGGCCGTTTACAAGACCTGTAAGTAAATCCTTACCCTTATCCCATAGCCATTCGGTGAATTTCTTCCCACTTTCGGCCGCTTTGATGATATTGGCCGGAAGATCTGCAAACCACTTCACCACAGAGCCTAAAGCAAAACCAAGCCCGTGCAGTAATCCGCTAAGAATGTCACTGCCTTTTTGGAATAGCCAGCCGCCCGCATCGCCAATAAAACTTAGAATTTTCCCAGGCAGCTCTAAAAAGAACTTACCGAGAGCAGGAAGCCAATCTATTAATGCCTTTTTTATGCCCTCAAAAGCGAGAACAAACGGAGCTACTAAAAGCAGCCCTAGCCCTTTCAGAGCATCCAGCAAAAGGCCAGGAATTTTGGCTATAAGTGAGCCTAGCGACTTAATCCAGCTCCATAGCATCGAGCCAAGATCTCCGAGCACAGCAAGAATGCCGCTTCCGAGAGCGCCTAGGGCACCTAGCACGGTTTTGCCGAGATCGTGGAAAAACGCTGTGAAAGCATCCCACGCTTTTTTCCAATCGCCGTTGATAAGTGCGATGACGAACTTAATCACATCGCTGACCACATCAACAATGCCGCCAAGTACAGCGCTAATTACATGAACGGCAGTAACAACAACCTCGCGAATTATTTTGAAACCTGCTTCGAATGCTGCCGATACAGCAGCTATCGCCGGGGCAAGAGCAGTCGTCAAAAAACTAACAACAACACCAACGACCTTAAGAACATGCCCCAACGCTTCGCCGAAACCGCTAAATGTATCTTTTGCATCTAGGATGTGTTTTACGATATTTTTGGCGAAATTCTCGACGGCACCCACTAAAGGCGCTAAGAAGCCACTAACAGCGCCATAGATAGCGACAAATGCAGGGATTAACCGAGTTTCAATAAACTCTGTCACCGGACGCATAAAATCGACGATGTTTTTCCACACACGTTTGGTTACAGCCTCTATCTGATCCCAATACTTATAGATCACCGCCCCAAGAATGAAAATAGCCCTAGCCAGCAATACGTACGGACTGGCATTTAGTGCCACATTCAATAACCAAACAGCAAATGCCACGCTCGCAAAAGCATCAACAATAGTTTTGTGTGTGCGGTAGAACCTAGAAAAAGCTTCTATGGCGGGGGTCAAGTATGAAGTGACGAGAGAATTTAGGGCATTAGCAAGGGGCACTACAGCCGCGTTAATTAGATCGACGATAACAGGAGTTAGAGGCTCAATTGCAGTAAAAAAACTACCTATAAGCTTTGCTACAGCCGCTAAGGCCGGCGTCAATTTTGAGAAACCGTACAGCAAAACGGTGAGGAAATCCTGCGCCGGGCTAACTAGCGGGGCAAGACCCGCGCTAATGCCACGTAAAAGCATCCAAAATGAGCCCAGCAACGTCATAAATCTGCCAAGCATGTCACCCAGCCCCGCCATAAAACTGGCCACGCCCGAAGAAGTCAGGCTGGACGACCATCGAGCAAACGCGTCGGCTAGCTTTACGAAACCGTTAGCAACCGCGATCGCCAGAGGATTGAGCTTTTCCATAAGCTGAATGAAGGCCCCACCAAACACACCGAATCCATGCGCAAGCGCCAGCAACTGCGGGCCTATGTTCGTCGCCACAAAGCTCAGAAAATTCCGGAAACCTTGCCCTTTAACTCCGGCGTCAATTTTAGTGAAAATGGCGCTAAAAGCTGTCGCCGTTGCGTTGATGACAGGCGCAAGTCTAGCCAAAATGTCATCGATAACCATGAATGCTTTAGAGATAGTGTCAAGCACACCAGACGACGTTCGTTGTTTCAATAAATCAAACTGATGCACCATGTTCGTAAAGCTGTTCACAGCGGTTTGCATCGGAAAAGACATGCCGCTCATCACTTTGTTTATGTCTTGTAATGCAGCTGCTTTTTGGGCTGTTGTGCTGAAAGCGTTAGCAAGCGTTGCTTGATCTTTAATGATTTGCTGGCCAGCGGTCGAGATTTGCGTGAAATCGGATTTCGCAACAATAGCAAAAGCACTCACGCCCGCAATCCCTGTCGTGAACGCGCTGGCTAGACCCCCTGCAAGAGCGCCCACAAGAGGCACCACAGGCGCTAACGCCGGAGCTAAAGCGAGTGCGGCGAGGATGAGCCCGCGCATACCGCCGCCTCCGCCTTGGCCGTTCGTAGAGTCTCCTGCCGCTCGGTCCAGAGACCGGCCCAACTCATCAACATTCCGGCGAGACACGTCGGTGTGGATGTCGATCGTCCGGCCGTCCAGATGATCGATTTCGGCGTTAAGTGCGGCAAGTCGCGCATCTGTCGCAGCTGTATCCGCTTCAGTGTTGATGTGAATCGTGCGTTCTTGCGAACCGGGCACAGAAGTTTCGTCAAATGTTCCGCCGTCTTCATGCAGCGTCTGGGAGACAATAACTGTTTTGTGTATGTCGTCGCTCTCAAACAGCCGTGCTTGTTCTTGCGCGATGCGTAGGCCTTCGGTGAACGGGTCGCGATTCAGATGCACTGTGGCTTCAATTGAGCCCGCATCAAAACTAGGCATAATGATGCACCAGCCGAGGGCCGCGTTCGCCGGGATCGGAGACAATGAAACCGGCGAACGCAAACCCTCGCCACGCCACGGCTGACACAGCTTTAGCTGACGTCGAAACCCATTGCCGCCAAAGAATCCATGTCAGCGCTGGCGAGATCTTGGTAAGAATCCGAAGAACTTTCGTCATATTCATTGCGAGAAGTCCCTTCGTTTTCTATGCCCTCAAGATAGGTCTGGCGAATGTGCCAAGGCAGCGCTATCCATTCGTGGTGCTTATAATTCAAATACCTTGCAGCTAGATATGTTTCTTGCCGTTGTTCGCGCCCGCCTGTTAGCTGCTCATAGCGGACGCTTATGCTTCCGGGTCGCCGAACACTCCCGACAACCATCCAAAGAATGCTTTTTGTGTACGACTTGGTAGTTTTTTGATCTGCTCAAAACTTGGCTGATGTGAACATAATTCAGCGGATGCTTGCAGCACCGCATCAAAAAGGCCGTCCTGTTGATCGATTGCTTCGTCCGGCATGTTGACGAAAGCTTTTAGCTTTTCCTCATCCGTCATTTCTGGCGTTATTGCGGAGGTTTCTTCCGAGTCGATAGCTGACGCAATTGTTCGTTTGAGGGTTTTTTGGAACGTCTTGATTTGCTCGTTGGTGGGCTCCGGAATAATTCCAGAGCCACCCCCGTATTTGTCGAAATTGTATGTCAGGTCTTCTACGTCATC